CTCATGGGCTGAAGATGACAGGCGGCTGGTGCTGTGGATTAAAGTAGCGTTTGTAGCTGCTATAGGAGGTCTAATATGTATTTTTCTGACGATTGGCGGCAATTAGCATGGGATTCCTTATTAATTAAGGGATGGGGCAAAGATGTTCGTATGCAAAGTCTGATTGATATGTACAAAAAGGACTTTACAGAGCAGCAGTCTCCGTTCTCTGAGTTACGTCGATTTCCGTATATGTGGGATTTAGGTCTTTCAGCTAGGGTATTTGTGGCTCGATACATACCTAGACTGTCAGAAAAGCTATGGGATAGTCCAAAGGACGCACAGTTCTGGCTAATGATGCACGGCGATAAGGTAAACAGACAGGACAATCCGGCTGATGCAGAGTCTAGGAGAAAGGACATTAATCTAATAAAAAAGTCGCTCAGAGACGATAAAAAGTCTAAAGAAGGAAAGGCTGAACGTAAAGAGTTATACGCAGCACACAGGCCCAGCGGGCAATGGAATGTATGTAAATAAATATCATACTCTGGTATAATTATGATATATATCAGGAGGTGGTATGGCACGAGCAGTATCTACAATTCGGGCGCTATTAAAGGACTATGTGGGCGCGATCACACTGGCTGAGATAGATGCTAGATGTGACTTAAAGACTTGCGAAATCTCAATGGCTTTATGTTACTTACTAAAGCAGAGATATGTTACTAGAGTGCCTATAAAGTCTAATCTGATACTGGGCCGTAAAGAAGTCTGGCTGTATACCTACTACTCAAAGAGACAACCTATTGTGTCCTGAGTGCCAGATAGCAGAGAAGAACCCTAACTCTGGCTTATACCAATTCAATTGCCGCAGTTGCCGACAAAGACTAATATTAAAGAATAATTGCAGAGAAGTAAGAAAGAGGCTAGTCATCCAGTTCAGAAAATGGGGTGAGAACGAGGCAACAGAAGAGGGAGTCTGCAAGTGCAAGGAGTTCTGTTATAGACAGAGGATGGTAGATGGACGAGGCTGACTACGCTAACGAGCAAGTAGAGAAGAGACTAGCAATCCTGATTAAACGGGCTAGCAAGCCATTAGTTAAAGGATCGCCGGGTGACTGCGACCTATGTGGCGAGTGGTCAGGACGGTTAGTAGAGGGAGTATGCGCTCCATGTCGAGATCGTTACAAAATCAAATAACTAGGAGAGATAAATGAGTCATTCACCACAACAATTCGTACTAACACTACTGCACAGCATTACTAACGCTCACATACTGCACTTCCAGACCAAAAGCTATAGCGAACACGTTGCGCTAGGTATGTACTATGAGGAAGTAGAAGATCTAGTAGATTCATTCGTAGAGGCGTATCAAGGCTGCTACGGAATCATCAGCGATTATGAGAAGTATTATCTACTGCCTACACCACCTCTAAAGTACATGATGAGTCTAAGTAAGTATGTTGAATATGAAAGAAAGAAGCTGCCGCAAGACTCAGAGCTACAAAACATAATAGATGAGATAGCACAGTTAATCGACAGCACCATCTACAAGCTGAAATTCCTAGCATGATACGCATGGTCAAGACACATAACGGCTACCAGATGCACGAGATAATCTGCGATGCAACAGGAACTCCCGTAAGTAGCTTTCCGGCAATCATTCAAGGTATGACAAGATTAGACGCTCTAAAGTACATGGAAGATGTAATAGATGCAGCCAAGCTACCAGCTATTAGACTCAACGAGAAGCGAGATATATGATGGCATTAAAAAAACACAAAATAGTAGGAGCAGGGCCGGGCAGACCAAAAGGGGTAGCTAACAAGGCCACAAGCAATGCTAGAGAGGCTATAGCTCGTTTTGTAGACGGTAATGCACATAGAGTACAGCAATGGCTGGATGCGATTGCAGCAGAGAATGGGCCACTGATGGCATTCCGATGCTATACAGACATGATTGAGTACCATGTACCAAAATTGAGCCGCACAGAACTCACTGGCAAGGATGAAGGGCCAGTAGAAATAACGATAAAATGGAAAGCACCGAAATAGAAATGGACTACCAGCCCCGGCTGGCGTTCATGCCGTTTCATGAGAGGACAGAGCGCTGGGCCTGTCTAGTAGCTCACAGACGCGCAGGTAAGACCGTAGCAGCTATCAATGACTTGATACGAGCAGCGGCCCTCTGTGCTAGTCCTATGCCGTTATTTGCCTACATAGCTCCATACCGCAGTCAGGCTAAGTCAGTGGCATGGGAATACCTCAAGCATTACGCTAGACCAATACTCGCATCAGTCAATGAGTCTGATTTGTACGTTGATCTAGTCAATGGAGCTAGGATAAGGCTATTTGGCGCTGACAATGCAGATGCAATGCGAGGATTAGGCTTTCACGGTCTGTTCCTAGATGAGTACGCTGATTTCAAACCCAGCGTGTTTGGCAATATCCTGAGACCTGCTCTATCAGACAATCAAGGCTGGTGCGTGTTTGCATCTACTCCAAAGGGTAAGAATCAGTTTTGGGACATCTATAGCACAGCTCAGAGAATACCTAGCGAGTGGTTCTGCTTAAACCTGCCAGCATCAGTATCTAAGCTACTCCCAGATGGGGAGCTATCGGCTGCTAAAGCTCAACTGTCACCTGACCAGTATATGCAGGAGTACGAGTGTAGCTTCGAGGCTGCAATACTAGGCGCGTTCTACGGCACAGAGATGCGCGAGGCTACGGAGCAAGGGCGCGTCACTAGAGTAGCCTATGACAACAACGTGCCTGTTCATACTGCTTGGGACTTAGGATATAGGGATGATACAGCGGTCTGGTTTTATCAGGTCATCAGAGATGAAGTACATATCGTAGACTTTTATGCAATTTCTGGTGCAAATATTGACGAAATAGCTGAAAATATCCTAGCAAAGCCGTATAATTTCGGTAAGCACTATTTACCTCATGATGCTAGAGCTAAGACATTGGCGGCTGCTGGTAAGTCAGTAATTGAGCAATTGGCGGTACACTTTGGCATCAATAGCCTAGCTATCGTGCCTGATCTGTCAGTACAGGACGGTATACAGGCTGTCAGAAAGATGCTGCCGCAGTGCTGGTTTGATGCAGACAAGTGCAGTGAAGGTATCGAGGCTTTACGTCAGTACCAAAGAGAGTACGATGAGGACAAGAAGGCGTTTAGGCAAACACCAAGACACGATTGGTGTAGTCATCCGGCAGACGCTTTCCGAATGTTATCAATAGCTTGGCGGTCAGAGCCGCGAGTCAGACAGCCTGATGCAGCTAAACCGCTAATGGTAGGAGAGCAAAACACAGCAACACTTAACGATGTGTGGGCGCAAGCAAATCAACCTAAGAGAGGCAGAATATGAGCATACAATCACCCTATAGATACCAGTCCGAACACGTTGCAGCAAGTCAAACAGCACAAGTTTTAGGCGGCACAGGCGCAATCGGTGACTACATCCACAGACTAATATGTACAGTCACCACCGCTGCTACAGGCAATGTAGTTCTGGTAGACGGAACAGGCGTAGGCATATTGAGCCATACCATTCTTCCTGCATCATGCGGCACAGGTATCAATGTCTACAATATCGAGATCAACGCTGCATCTACTACTGGCGCATGGAAAGTAACGACAGGAGCAGGTGTTGAGGTTATGGCTGTAGGCATATTCTCAGCATAATGCCTAGTCCTAAACAATACGCAGAAGGTTTGAGTGCTATGACTGACAAAAAAGAAGCCTTATTTCAGTCTGGCATTCGTGCTACTCCTTGGTTTACTGAGTTTGTAGACACACACGGAGAAGAACCCAATCTTTCACCTAGCGCAGATTACAATTATCGTAAGGCTTGGGATGCTGGTCTAAGGCCATCACCTAACGAATATGATAATAATAGGCATCATTGGCCCTCTTCACTACCTAATGGAGAGATGTTAAAAGAGCAAGGTCATCCGACTCTATGGAAAGAGCATTACATGAGAGCTACGGGAACAGACCCAGACTCTGTTGGAGCTACAGAACAGGATTATTTAAGGCTATATGCCAAGCCCTAAAGAACTAGCCAAAGCTCTAGCGCATCGGGGCGAGATTAGGAACACGCCACAGAATAGTTTTCTAGGTGGTGTAGCTAACTTTCTTGCTCCAGTATCAGAGTTTCTTGATCGGGACAAGATACCTGAGAGCATACCGTTCCTTAGAGGATTGAGTGCTGCTGACTTGACTGGCGTGAAGGGAACTGAAAGTCTTGTAAGGGACATGAGCTATGGCACACCGCCCATCAGAGGTGCATCACTACAGACCACTAAGGTAGACCCTAGAGTGCTAGACCTTGCTAGTGTGTCTGGTGCAATGATGCCTGTCGGCAAGGCGTTAGGTAAGGCTGCTCTAATGAAAGCTGCTCAACAGGTACAAAACAAAACTGGATTTGCAAAGTTCATGCCAGATACAAGAACAAGTGTAGTACCAGAGGGCAAATCTTTCCCATCACAAATGTCAGAGTATGTGCCGGGCGTTAAATCTGGTGATGAAATGCTTGTAACTCACAATTTAACCGCTGAAAAACTGTATGGCGCTGACAGATTAGGTGGTATGCCAGTTCCATCATTGGGAATAAGTAAATTATCTAGTCCATTAGAAGGATTTGGTGATATTACTTTTGTTGGCGGCAGAGAAATGGCAGTGCCTTCTAAAGTAAATCCGGTGTACAAGTCAGACGCATACACAAAACGCAGGCCAGAAATACAGCGCGGTATGGATAATAAGTCTAGTGCAAACCTTACAAATATGTTTGGAGATTTGCCTAGACAGTTGCCTGTAAGGGGTGAGACTGAGTTAGAAAAGCTAATAGGTAATTTTGGCGATGCTCCAAACAACAAATTATTGCAAGCAAAGTTCTTGCAAGAAAAGGGTATTTTGCCAAACCCTGAAGATTATGCAGACAAAGGGCAGTTTAATGAGCAGATATACAAACTACGTCAAGCTAATCAAAATGAGTATGACTCATGGGTTGATACGTTTATGCAATCTTTGCCTGAAAGTGGTGTAAAGGTTAAAGATGAGATATTTAAGGGATATACACCTTCTGGAAACAGAAGATATGTTGAAGCTAATTTAGAAAACATAGTGAAAGATATGAAGGGTGGCCCTAACACTGAAGGTTGGAATTATGGTGTAGGCAATCTAAGGGCAGTAGCTACTCCTAAGTTTAAGAAGTTTGACGAGATTACTAAGGGCAGAGATAGGCTTATATCAAATGATGAATTTACAAATATAAAACAACCGTCCGATGAAATGTATAGCTCCATATCAGGAAAGCTGCGTAACTTAGATAAAAACTATTCTCCTGACGATGCTATGTTGGAGGTAGCGGAAACTGGAAACATCAATGCGCTAGACAGAATCTATAAAAATATACCTACTGAACTAAAAGCTGAATTATCTTCTTATATTGGTGGATTGAAGCAAATGCCAACTAATTACTTTGAAGTAAAGCCGCAAAGATCGGTAGGCATTGGCGAGTTTAAAGGAGCATTAGTTCCTAGTGACTTACCTAACAAAGCAAGGCAGATCATTGATAATGCTGGGATTAAGGATGTATACACTTATGCTAATGAAGCAGAGCGTAAAAATCTCCTTAAAAAGTTTGGCAAAGATATGTTCTCTGTTATGCCAGCCATTCCCGCTGGCTCAATGTTAGACCCTCAAGCAATAGCTGAAGCACTTAGACAACAGGACAGAAAATGACCGAAACTCCAATTGAGAAGTATCTGAACGTAATCGGCGCATACGACAACGAGTTCAAGAAGTGGGAAGCTCGTTCTGCAAAGATCGTCAAACGCTACAGAGATGATAACCGCAGCCAGAACTCTAACGAGACGGCAAAGTTTAATATTCTGTGGTCGAACGTACAGACCTTAATCCCAGCAGTCTATTCTAAGCTGCCTATGGCTGACGTATCACGCCGCTTCGGAGACAATGACCAAGTAGGTCGTGTTGCCTCACAGATCATTCAGA